TCTACAATATCACTTGATACTAATGTTCCACCAAGAGTAATACGAGTAGAAGTTGTTAAAGATAAATTTGTGCTATCTTGTTTTACAAAATTGACCCATACTATAACATCACTTAAATTGCTGATTGCATGATCTAAATCCACATAGTTATTGGTACTTGATGTAATACGCTGTTTAGCTGTAGTTATAAATCCACTTTGTGGAGGAACACCTAAATATGCCATGTTATGCTACATCTGTTAATAGTGAAACAATTACATCAGCTGTGCCACTATCTTTTTTAACTTTTATTAATCCACCACTAGGTATTACTATTTTTCCCTGAACACACTCTAATGAGCTGCCAGTAGGTAGAGGTGCATTTTTAATTATGTATCTATCGTTAGAGCCATCATTAAGAACTGCGTCTACATTTATAGAAGTAGTACCTGTATTTGAAATAAGTAAACCAATAACAATTTGCTTATTACTTGTAGCGGAAACAATAGTAGTCAAATTATTATCAGCTAGTGTTGCGTCAGCTTGTGAAAAATTATTTGCCATATATTTCCTATCCTAATGCGATTGCAAAAGGAATACTATTATCCGTTGCTGCAATCGTTAATGTTTCATTACCACCATTATTATTTTCTGTAAACGTCACATTAGTTCCAGCTACTAACTTACCATTAAGATAACCAGCAGTAGTATCATTAGCAGATACTTTAGCTAAGAAATCTGTATCAGCAGATATAACTTGCCAAGAAGAACCATCATAATATTTTAATTGATTAGAAGTTGTATTGTAACATAAATCTCCAGCATCTAACGAAGAAGTTGGATCAGAAGAAGCTACTCTATATTGATTAGCAAAACTATTAACTGAAGATATATTAGAAGCTACAGTATTAATATTAGCTATAGAACCACTACAATTTGACATAGCAGTTACATTAGCTGAAGTACCTAAAGTATTCATTGCAGTAACATTGGCAGAAGAAGCTAAAATATTCATGTCATTAACAACATCAGTAGTCGCTAGAATATTCATGTCAGTTACTACATCAGAAGTTGCTAAAGTATTCATATCAGCCACTACATCATTAGTAGCTAAAATACTCATATCCTCTACTATTGCAGCAGTACCTAATATTCCCATGTCTGTTATAACAGCAGAAGTACCTAATAATCCCATAGCAGTTACAACAGAAGAAGTACCAAGCAATCCCATAGCAGTTACATTGGCACTTGTTGCCAAAGTATTCATATCACTTACAATATCTGAAGTAGCTAAAGTATTCATATCTGATATAACATCAGATACTCCTAATAATCCCATAGCTGACACATTTGCTGAAGTACCAAGTAATGCCATATCTTCTACTATTGCAGTAGTTCCTAATATTGCCATATCGGCTACAGCATCAGTAGTTCCTAATCTTCCTATTTCTGTAGATTTACCAGCTACAGCAGTTACATCTGCAGAAATTCCAGCTACTGTAGTTATGTTAGCGCTTATACCAGCACAAGTTGTTATGTTTGCAGCTATGCCAGAACAAGTAGTTATATCACTAGCTATTGCGGCAACAGCAGCAACATCAGTAATTGATTGACTAAATTCTAAAGCATTTCCAGATGAATTAACTGTAAGTATTTTATTTGCTACTAAATTAGGAAAAGTTAAATTATAGGTATTGGCTGTACTTGCAGCAGCTTTTGGGGAAAACTTTAAGTTATCCTCGTTTTGTTGCATCATAGCAACAATCTTATCTAATTCTGTATTAAGTGTTTCTACTGAAAATTGACCTGAAGCTGGAAAGTCAGTAGTCCTAGCAATAGGTAATTCTCTATAAATTGTATATATATCTCCATTAGTAGAGTTAGCTCCTAATGTAAGTGTACCACCACCAGTAGAACCAGCTCCTGATACAGAAAATTGATTTACATTTGCTGGGTTTGTACTGTAAGTTAAATTAGTATCAGTACCACTAGAAGTCTTAATTGCTTTAATATCTGTAACAGCAAAAAATTCAAAAGGTATAGTAAAACTAGCTTGTGTATTAGCAGCTGTGTACTGTATTCTTGGCGAAGTATCGTTAATTTGTATTGTCATTTATCTTAGACCTTTTTCAACATTGTCAAATAAGCTATCTAAATACCATACATTTTGAAAGGGAATTAGTCTACGCACATTCTTGGCTGTATAATGATTATGCGTACCTTTACCCCAATCAAACATAATATCAGTAATATTAGCAAACTGAGAAGAACTTGGACCTAATAATCCAAATCCACTCATTACATTTTTAGTTGTATAACTACTATAAGGTTTACCAGCTCCTAACATTGGTCTTAATCCTATTTTATTATTTCCCATTCTTTCTACAACATTATTAATATCTGAGTATATTCCACCTAATCCACTTCTATCAAAAGCATTAACTATTTTTTCTCCAAATGGTTTTTTACTATAACTTCTATCAAATGCTTGTGTACGAATTGCATCTACCATAGCACCAGCTCCCATCAACATTAGTGAACCAGAAAGGAAAGATAAGTCTCTTTCTTGCATACCTCTTAATAACATTCTTTGAGTTGCAGCCATTGCAAATTTTTTAAATTGCACAAGCACACCTCCCATTTCAGTGTTAAACCATAAAGGAATATCTCCTTTGCCTGGAGTAACAATAGTAATATTAATATCTTTACCTAAAGCACTATGAAATAAATCTGCTGTAGCTCTTGCTTCATCATCCCAAAATTCTGTATTAGCTATTCGTGTATATTTCCATTCAGCTTTATTTGCATCAGGACCTAAACCATGTTTTTGATATTGCTGATAAATTTTTCTAGCAGCAATTTCATCTATACCAGCATTTAATAATTTAGCTTTTTGTGTTTTAGTAATTGTTCCATTTACCCATTTACCTGATTCTTCAATTAACCGAGTACCATTAACTGCACTTGCCCAACTTTTCATTAAAGTATTCCAAGGGTTCATTGCATTTACATAAGTAAAATAAACATTAGCCATACTGCTAGTGCCTTTTTCAAATTTATTAAATACACCAAAAGCATTTTCTAAATCATACATTGACATAGCTCTAGAACCTAAAACCATATCAAGAGCTTCTCCTGATAAGTATGCTTGTTGTTTAGATAATTTAGCTAATTCAGTTCCTAATGAATTTGTAAATAAATCCCATGAAGTTCTAAACCCTCTATTAATTCCTGAAGTCATAGCTATTCTTGCAACATCTGGTACTGCTGCCATAAACCCAGTAAGCATAGTCATTGAATTATATAATTTAGCTACTCGTACTCCACGACTAAATGCTCTTTGTGGATTTTCAGGTAAACCATAAGTACCTCTAATTAAATCTCTAGCAGCTTCTAAATCTTCAATAACTTGATCTCTTTCTTTTTCTAATTTCTTTTTTTTATCTTTTGTAGCTAATTTAATTTTACTATTATATTCATCTGTTATTTGTTTTAATCCTTGATTTAATCCTGAGTTATTACTCCAACGATACCCACTCATCATTGGGTCGCCAAATACTTTAGTTAATTCAATATCAGGAGCAATAGAATTAAAATATAATCTTTGCAGTATAAACATATCAGTTTCTACAAAACCTTTTTCTGCTAATATAACTTCATCTTCAGGTCTTAATCGTAATTCTCTAGTTCTAAAATTTCTAGCAACTGTAAGAGGATTAGCAGATTTAGTTTGATCAAATCTTACAAATGGTTGTGCTTGTTTTACTGATTCAATTAATTCTTCAATAGCTTCATCAGTCATAGTAGGATTTTTTGCTTTAATCATTGGAGTAACTAAAGATTTAAATTCATCAAATCTTGATTCTATTTGATCTCTTAACCATACACGATTAACATAATTTTTTGCTAAAGAACCATTGTCTTTCATGTACGCATATTTTTCTTCTAATTTAGCTAATTGTTTTTCTAATCCTATTTTATTTTTTCCAGTAGCTTTTTTTATTTGAGCTTTCATAATTTGTATTTGTCTTTCCATATACATAAGAGGAATACCAAGCTCATCATATTCTTCTCCCATTTTGTAAACATATTTTTGTGTTATTTCTGTTGCTTTTATAACTTCATCTATTTCTGCATCAGGATGTTGTTGACCTATTCTTCTTTTCCATATCGCAGTTTTAAAATCTCTAAAACTCATTACAATATTTTCTTCACTTTTAACTATGTTTAACCCTACTCTACTTCCAAACAATGGAACTTTTTTTCCAATTCTTTGTAAGTAACTTCTATATAAATCTTCTATTTCTTTTTCAGCAGAAAATACATTATATTTTCTTTTAGCTATTGTTCTTTCAATAGATTGAGAAGTAGCAATATCTTTAAAATTTTTATTTTGTAGTAAAGGTATTTCTAAAATTTTTTCTATTGCTTCTTTTGCTGTTAATGAAGCTGACTTTAATGTTCTAAATATTGGAGTGTATGGACCTTTTTCTCCAAGCCATCCAAAACCAGTATTATATATTTCTTCTAAACGAGATAGTTCTTCATCAGTATAAACTTTATTTACTTGTGCAGCTCCTACTCCAGTATCTTTAAATGAAGCACTACTAGCATCATCTATATCATCCATAATATCTGCTTTTTTATCAAACTTATTAAATGTTGATTTTGTTTTAGCAGAATTTAATCCACCAAAAACAAATGGTAATACAAACCCAGCTCCAGTTATTATTGTACTTTCTGATAGTGTTCTTTTAGGAGATACCATTCTTTTTAATTGTTCTTCTCCAGCAATTGCTCCACCAAGTTTAGCTGTTGTTGCTAATCTACCACCAGTAATTAATCCTCTACCTACTTTAGTAAATAATAATAAACTAGAAGGGTCAGTAAGACCTCCTAGTATTCTACCTACAATAGCAGCTGGAACATTAGAATACATTTCTTGATTTGTTTTCATTTCTTCTAATAATCTTTGTGTTTCTTCTTTACTTCTTGAGTGCATAAAATTACCCATTTGATCTTGATAGGGTAATAAATTCATATCATTATAAGGATTATAAGTTACATCATCAGCAAAATTTTCTTTTTCAGAAAGAGCTTTAGTTATGGTTAATGTTAATAAATTTTCATCAAGAAAATTACCTGATAAACTTTTAGCTGTATTTTTAACTGTACCAGTAAAGTCAGAAAAAAAAGCTCCTAAATTTTGATAACCAGCTTCATCATAACTAGATATATCAACAGGACTTAATCTTGGTCCAGTGTAGTTATAAATATAATCTCCCACTATTAAGCCATAGGATAAGGATTTTCATTTTCAGGAAATTCTACATCAACTTGTATATCTCTACCATCTGCCCATAGTTTAATAAACTGGGCATTTTTTTCTAATCTACTATAAATACCTCCAGCTCCTCTTTGTTTATATGCTTCAGCATCTATAAACATTTGACCTAATACAGTTTCAGGATTAGCTACTCCCCATTCTCCTAAATATTTTGTATCTTTAGTTTCTCTATATAAATTTAAATATTTATAAAACTTACTATTAGGTCCAGCAAAACTTCTTTTGCCATCTCCAGTTTGATACATCATATCTGTTAAAGCCATGCGTAAAAATCCATTACCTCTACCCATTAATTCTTTTCCATAATGTTTAATAACTCTATCGTTAGCAGCTTTAACTCCTACATCTAAAACTAAATCAACAGAATCTTTCATATTAATAGATTCTTCTCCACTTCTTATTTTTTCAATATCATATCCTTTAGCTGTTAATGCATTAATTAATTCTGTATGTGGAACTATACCATCATCTGTTTTAACATCTAAAGCTAACCCATGTCCTATAGTTTGAACACCAGAAGTATCTAAATATACTTTTGCTTCAAATCCTTCATTTTTTGCAATTACATCAAAAAGAGGATTTTCACTTCTTATTACATCTCCATTATCATTCATAACTAAATTTCCTTTCAAATATTGACCAGCTATATTTCTTTCTTTATCAGCCATAGCTCTTTCTAAAGCTATTTGTTGTCCAATTCTTTCTTGTAAAATTCTTTGTCTATCAGATATTGTAAATTTTTGTTCTCCAAATATCCATTCTCCAATTTCTTTTAATCCAGTTTCTCCAAAAACATAACTTCTTGCAGCTATATTAGCAATAAAATCTGAATTTTGTTTACTTAATCCAGTTTTCATTAAAAAATTAGAACCAAATCTAGTTCCTCTTTCTACTTCTTGTTCATTAGCAGCACCTAAAGA